AACACAGGAAGTTAAGGTAAAAAATGGCAAAATATTTTATATTTGATACAGGTACTGGAGACCTTGCAAGATTAGCTGATACAGATGCTAAAAAAGATAATTTTACTACAGGCCAAGTTATTTATACAACTGTAGTTACTTCTGATTCAGACTATGCATCTGTAAAAGATGGAACAAAAAAAGTTTCATTGGTTGATGGTAGCGCAGTCTTAACTGAAATAGGCACGACTGAATATAATCTTTCAGGTTTTGCTGTAGAGACATTAGAAGGAACAATTACATCTTCACCTGCTACTTTGGATGATATTAAAACTCAAATTAAAGAATACATAAGGTCACAAATCATAGCTTGGGAAAGCAATTCTAATGATACGGAAGTTATTAACGCTTTAAATAACATTGATGTAGATTCCATTACTGAAGCTCCAACTGTGGGTCTGTTAAAATGGACTCTTTCACAATCAGGAGTACCTCAAAAAGTTTGGTTTGAACTTTAATTCTTGAATTTAAATTTAAATTTGTTAATAGTTTCTTATGCATCTAGAAGAAGCCATCAAAACATATGATAATTGTCTGCATTTAAATGCGATTAGTTCATTATTAAAATGGATAAATAAACTATCTTTTCAAGAAGCTCTCGTTGGTCAACAAGAATTGATAAAAGAAATAAGAGATGTTCAAGTATTTCCTCTTGCTTCGGATGAAAATGAAAGTCAAACGAGAAGACATTGGTTTAATTTAATAGGTTCCATAATTATGAGACAAGTTTCTATATACAAAAAAGAATGTTCAGGGGACGGATTTTTAGCTGTTAATGGAATTAATACTCTTGATATTTTAAAATACGTAAATTCTGGACATTATAAAGCTCATGTAGATCATGCTCCTGATACCCCAAGAACTCTCTCTTGTGTTTTATTATTAAATGATGATTATGAGGGAGGACAATTACAGTTTGCTCACCCTTACAAACAAGAAATAATTAAATCAATTGATGTTAAACCTGGTCGATTAATTATTTGGCCAAGTAATTTTTTATACCCTCACGGAGTAACTCCAGTGACTAATGGAATAAGGTATTCAATGGTGTCATGGCTATTCTAAAAAAAGATTTCAAATTTAAATTAATTAAACAATTTTTGTCTCAAGATGAAATAGAAATTGGTAAGCATTATTTATTATATAGGCACAAACAAAATACAAATGATTTTGATGATAAACAAAACAACAATATGGATTCTCGTTTTTATGGGGATATCTTTACTGAAACCATGTTAGTAAAAAAGGTTAAAAAAATGCAGGAGGAAACAGGTTTAAAACTAATTCCAACGTATTCTTTTTCTAGAGTTTACACATATAATGCAGAACTAACAAAACACACTGACAGACCTGCTTGTGAGGTTTCAGTTACAGCAATGTGGGGTAGCGATGGAACACCATGGCCTATTTTTGTAAATGGAGAAAAATGCGATATGGAACCTGGTGATGCAGTGGTTTACCTTGGTTGTGAACTAGAGCATTGGAGAAAGCCTTTTGAAGGAGATTGGCATGCACAATCTTTTTTACATTACGTAGACGCAAACGGTCCTTTTAAAGATCATGCTTATGATAAAAGAGACTTTACTTTTTCACCAGAAATTAGTTATATGAAATATAAAAAAAATGTTGAATAAAAATTATTATATTAAAGATTTTATTGGTGTTTTTGAAAACTATATGCCACATGATATTTGTGATGCTTTAACTGTTTTATTTGAAAGAGAAAAAAAACTTCAAAGAACTTGGAATAGAAAATCAGAGGGAACCCCCAGAACTCTAAAAAACGATGAGTCTATTTCTTTAAGTAGAGATAGTCTTGGTGAAGGATATGAACTTTTAAATATGTTTTTAAAAAATTTAAGGGAAGCTTTAGATATTTATCTAGAAGATACTGATATATTAAAATATTCAGGGGCGAGTGAATTACATGTACAACTTTTAAAAATTCAAAAAACTTATCCTTCAGGTGGATATCATATATGGCATGTTGAAAAAGATTATAGTAGTATATGTAGTAGATTTTTAGTTTATACAGTTTATCTTAATGATATTGAAAATGGTGGAGAAACAGAGTTTTTGTTTCAAAAAACTAGAATTGCTCCTAAAAAAGGAACCGTTTGTTTTTTCCCAGCACAGTTTCCTTATGTCCATAGAGGCAATCCTCCATTAGATAAAGAAAAATATATAGCTACTTCTTGGTTAAATGTAGGTCATACTAGACCTGCTTATGATTAACTTTAACATCACTTATATTTAATATATAATGGTATCATGCCATTAAATTTAATAAATATTAGACCTGGCTTTAATAAGCAAATTACTGATACTGCGGCTGAAGGGCAATACGTAGATGGTGACTTTGTGCGTTTTCGTTATGGCTTACCTGAAAAAATTGGTGGTTGGTCTCAAATAACTTCAAACACATTAGTTGGTGTTGCACGTGCACAACATCAATGGACAGATTTAGATGGCAGAATTTATGCGGCTATTGGAACTCATAAAGCTTTAATTATTTATTATGAGGGTGCGTTTTACGATATTACTCCATTAGAGACAGCGCAAACTGGTGGAACATTCACGACCAACGGAACAACAACGGTAACAATTACTTTATCAGGTCACAATTTAGATGCTGGTGATTTATTTACTTTTACATCGGTCACACCTCCGACAGGTGCAGGATACTCAGCAGGAGATTTTGAAGATACAACATATGAAGTTACGGCAAGATTAAGTGCAACTCAATTTACTGTGACCATGGCAACCGCTGCATCAAACAGTGGTACATCTGGAGCATGTACAATCAATAGATATGTTAAAGCTGGAGCAATTGGTCAAACATTTGGTTATGGATTTGGAACAGGTTTTTGGGGTGGTGGGTCAGAAGTTACAACATTATTAGATGGAGCATTGTTAAACGATACTAATGGAACTGGAGGAGTTGGTTCAACAATTACTGTAGACGACACGACAGGATTTCCATCAGCTGGAGTAATAAAAGTAGAAAGTGAGTTAATTTCTTATACAGGAATAACCTCTACATCCTTAACTGGAATTACAAGAGGTGTTAATGGAACAAGCACAGCTGCGCATTCTGATGACACATCTATCGAAGTATTTACAGGTTGGGGTGAAGCATCTTTAACATCAACAACTTCACTTGATCCTGCGAATTGGTCTTTAGATAACTTTGGACAAATACTTACTGCAACAATTTTAAATGGTAGAACTTTTACATGGCAACCTATTCAAAATACGCCAACAGCTTTAGAAACAAGAGCAACTATTATGTCAGGGGCTCCTACTAAAACTATTTTAAGTATCACATCAGATCAAGATAGACATTTTATTCATCTTGGAACTGAAACAACTATTGGCGATACAAACACTCAAGATAAAATGTTTATTCGTTTTTCAGATCAAGAAAATTTTAGTGTCTATCAACCTACTTCGGTAAACACTGCAGGTACATTTAGATTAGATGATGGAACTGAAATTAGAGCTGCCATCAAAGCAAAAGATTATATTTTAATAACAACGGATACCGCAGCTTACACAATGCAATTTGTTGGAGCTCCCTTTACTTTTAGTATAAGAAAAGTTGGATCTAATTGTGGATGCATGGGTCCTCATGCAATGACATTTAAAGACGGTGTTGTTTATTGGATGGATGACTCAGGTGGTTTTAATTACTTTAACGGTACGGTAGAAACAATGGATTGTCCTGTGGAAGATTTTGTATTTACTACAAATAACCCAGGTGATCTTGGTTTAAATTACAGTTCTGGAAAATTAGTCTATGCAGGTAACAACTGTTTATACGGAGAAGTAACTTGGTATTATCCGTCAGAAAACTCAAGTGTAATTGATAGAGCTGTAACTTGGAACCACGGTGAAAAATGTTGGTATACATCTTCATTAGCTAGAACAACAGCAAACGATGCTCATTTATATCCTGTTCCTTATAAGACTTCCTATAATGAAACAGGAACTCCAAGTTTTCCAACGATTCAAGGAGTATCCAACACAAACGGTTCATCAACTTATTGGGCACATGAAACAGGTACTGATCAAGTTGAATCAAGTGGAACAACTACAGCTATACAAGCGTTTATTGAGTCAGGAGATTTTATGTTACACCAAGGAGGAGATGGAGAAGTGTTTACAAAAATAAGAAGATTTATTCCAGATTTTAAAAGACTTAATGGTAATGCGCAAATCACTATTTTGTTAAAAGACTATCCAACTGATACGGCAGCGTCATCGTCCTTAGGACCTTTTTCTATTAATAGTTCTACACAAAAAATAGATACAAGAGCTAGAGGAAGAGCTGCAGCTTTAAAAATTGAAAATTTATCTAGCGGTCAAACTTGGAGATACGGAACATTCAGAGCAGATGTACAACCAGATGGTAGACGATAATGGCTAAAATAAATGTAAACATACCCCAACCGACACCTGTTTATGACCCAAACAATCAACAACAGTTTTTACAGTCGCTGGATCAAATTAAAAATCAATTAAACTACACATTTCAAGAGGAACTAAAACAAGAGATGCAAAGATTTAGTTGGTACAACACAAGGTACGGTTGTTAATGAGTTGTAATAATGTAAATATTGAAGATTTTCAACTAGGTGTTGCTAGTGGAGATTTATCTCCTAGTTACAAACAAGTTTACAAGTTTGGTCAAAACCAATCTGTTGGAAATAGTATTGAAACAATTTGGGAAGAAGGAGGTCTGTATGCCTATCCTCCTAGTGCAACAACCATGACAGTATCTAGTTCTAATGCAAATGATACTTCTGCTGGAACAGGTGCAAGAACAATTCTAATTTCTGGATTAGATGCAAGTTATAATGAAATTTCAGAAACTATAACTATGAATGGTCAAACTGCTGTTACTACATCCAATTCTTATCTAAGAATGAATAGAGCAATAGTTTTAACCACAGGAAGTGGTGGAGTAAATGCAGGAATTATATATGTGGGAACAGGAACAGTAACATCAGGAGTTCCTGTAAATAAATATACTACAATCAATGGAGATGGTACGAATCAAACACTTCAAGCATTTTGGACAGTACCTGCTGGTTATA